CGGAACGTGATTTAATCAAGGACATTCTTGCTGAAGTAGAAGATAAATTTGAGTTGCCTAAAAAGTACACTCGCAAACTTGCTAAAATTTATCATAAGCAAAACTATGCTGAGATTCGCCAAGAGCAAGATGACGTAGAGACTCTATACGAAACTGTGACTGGACCAGTAGCATGACAGTAAACACTAAGCGAAGTTTTCTAAGAGGCGCAGGCTTATTTGGACTCCTTGCTGGTATCGGTAGTGTAGCAGTAGCAGAATCTCTGCCTGCACCATTACCTGCATTGCCAGAAGTAAAAGAAGATATTAGTCATCTAGCACCGCCACAGAATGCTACTACTATTCAATTTACAGGCGCATATGGCAAACAGCCAGAGCCTCAACCCGTGAGTGCCACATGTGGCAATTCTTTTTACATCAACGGATTCAATCAAGAAACGACACACAAAGTATGTATGTCTGTTGGACTTGACAATCGCCTTTGGATAAAAGTTGGTGATGAATGGCGCCGTGTCGCATAGGAATCCTAACATCGTGTTTGCATTCTAACATCGCCTATGTTACAATACGTAGGTGATGTTACATTATTATTATGAGGTATATTGATGATTGAAGATTTCTTGTGGGTCGAGAAGTATCGTCCTAAGACTGTAGAAGAGACTATTCTTCCTGCTGATCTTAAAACTGCATTTGCAAAATTCGTGTCAAATGGAAATATTCCTAATTTGATTCTGACTGGTGGTGCTGGCGTTGGTAAGACTACTATAGCTAGAGCAATGCTTGAAGAACTTGGGTGTTCTTATATCGTAATCAATGGATCGATGAACGGCAACATCGATACCTTGCGGAATGAAATTAAAAATTTCGCATCTACTATGTCATTTAAAGGTGGTCGTAAATATGTTATCCTGGATGAAGCAGACTATCTCAACCCTACTAGCACACAGCCAGCTTTGCGCAACTTCATGGAAGAGTTTTCTGCTAATTGTGGCTTTATCCTTACTTGCAACTTTCTTAATCGTATCATCCAGCCTCTACATTCCAGATGCTCGGTCATTCAATTTAAGATAAGCAATACAGATAAGCCAAAGCTTGCTGCACAATTCTTTAAGCGTGTTAGTGGCATTCTACAAAAAGAAGGTATTGAGTTTGAGCCTTCTGTTGTTGCAGAAGTAATCAAGAAACACTTTCCTGATTGGCGTAGGGTGTTGAATGAACTTCAACGTTATTCTGCTACAGGTAAGATCGACACTGGCATTCTAGCTAATGTCATCGAGGTGTCTATCAAGACCCTTCTCGACACACTTCGGTCGAAAGACTTTTCTACAATGCGCAAGTGGGTTAATGAAAACAATGACAATGATTCGTCAGTGATCTTCCGTAATCTGTTTGATAACATCCTAGAGTACATTGAACCAGCATCCGTGCCTGTGTTCATCATGCTTCTGTCTGAGTATCAATACAAAGCTGCATTCGTTGCTAATCCTGAAATCAATATGGCTGCATTCTTGACTGAGGTCATGGCATCGTGTGATATCAAATGACACAAACAAAAGAAGTTAAAATGCAAATGCTTGGCAACTACGGTGAACGAATCGTGGGTGAAGTACTGCGCTCTATTGGATATGATGTAGTCTATTCGGATGATCCTTATGACAGAACTAAAGATATGACTGTCAATGGATCGACTGTTGAGATTAAGACTCAAGTTCCATTCTATTCAGAAAAAGCATTCTCTATTAGTGCTAAACAATTGAGAAAATGTAATAGTGTTGACTATGTTGTATTTGTTGCAGTTCCTTCAATGAGCATGACTAGTATTGGTCGTGGTAACTCTATTGATGGCAACATCTATACAGTAGACCCACAGATAGCTAAATGGCGCAGTCGGACTACAAACGATGGCCGTTCAATGTATTTGATGGATATCAATCAGCCTGGAGTAACACTATGTCACAAAATAACAAATCAAAAAATTCTGAACAGTCTAACAAAGCTAACAACAAGCAAAGCATAGTCTTAGATGGAGTTGAGTACGATCCGTTTTCTCTCCTGAAGATTGTTTCACACACTAAAAAAGATCCATTCAAAGACTTGGAGAACCCAGAACTCCTAGACAAATACTACAAAGAAAAGTGTGCATGGATCATTAACACTGGACTATCCCTGTTTCCTGATTCGATTCTGGCTGCTAATGAAATGAACCGAAGTTCCCATCTAGACGGAAGACTTCAATTCACGTATTTACTAAATACTCTTAGACCTAGGAATAGGTACGAGAAGTGGTTGAAAAATCGTGTGTCGCAAGAAGTTAAAGACGTTTCGGAATATTATGGTTACAACATTACCAAAGCCAAAGAAGCACTTAAGATTCTCTCCGATGAAGATTTAAAAATCATTCATACTAAATTAGAAAAAGGTGGATAGAACACCGGGGAGATGTTATGGACATTGAAAGATTGTTGGAGATCACTCTTGCTGAAAAAGATGATTTCCTAAAGGTAAGAGAAACTCTTACTAGAATTGGAGTGGCTTCAAGAAAAGAAAACAAATTGTTCCAGTCATGCCACATTCTCCACAAGCGTGGTAAATATTACATTGTGCATTTTAAAGAGTTGTTTGCACTAGATGGTAAAGACACAGACTTTGATGAAGATGACTTGGGTAGACGGAACACTATTGCGAACTTGTTGGCTGAATGGGGATTGCTTAAGATCGTTGATCCCGAAAAATCAAAAGACCCCATCGCACCTCTGTCACACATCAAAGTAATTTCATATTCCGAAAGAACAAAATGGGAGCTTGTTACTAAATATAGTATCGGTAGCAACACTAAAAGGATAAATTAAAATGGAAGAACTAATTCAAGCACTCAAAGTAAATTTGGCAACACACTTTTCATTTTACTTAAAGACGCAGTACTACCACTGGAATGTCACTGGTCCAAATTTCTTTCAATATCACACAATGCTACAAGGCATCTATGAAGAAGTTTATGGTGTAGTGGACCAACTTGCAGAAGAGATTCGCGCATTAGATGCATATGCTCCAGGTAGTTTTAAAAGATATGGCGAATTATCTCTGATTAAAGATGATGAAACAGTTCCTCCAGCTGAGGTAATGTTCAGTAATTTGCTTTACGATATTGTGTTAGTCCAAAACAATATCAAAGCCGTTTATGATCTAGCAGAGCAAAACGGACTGCACAATCTTTCCAATCTTATGGCAGAACGCCAAGATGCGTTTCGAAAACACGCATGGTTTCTAAAAGCAACGTTGAAGTGACTTGACAAACGTTGAAAAATATGAGATAATGTTATCTCACTATCGCTAAGGAAACTTAGTTTTTTATTATTAAATACTCGAAAGGTATATTATTATGGCATTTGTAAAATCAAACAAAACTCAGGCAGAACTCTTGATATCGTATTTGCGCGGCAAGGGTCGTGGCATTACTGCACCTCAAGCTAACGCATTGTTCGGCGTAAAGAATCTACGCGCACGTATGAGCGACCTCCGCATGGAAGGCTTCAAGGTTCGTACTTCTGTAAACACAGAAGGACGTACAAAATATTACGTATCACGCCGTAAAATCGGTCAAGCCTGATATAAATAATAATTCTCAGGGATGGGAAGATAGGCTGGTACCCTATTCAATCACTACCAAAGAACCCACCTTAGGGCTGTTGTCGCCAACGGTAATTGGCGTCCGAGCAATTGAACTGCACCGCGTTAGTGTGCCCTGTATAAAGTAAGCAGGACAATCCGCATTGCCTTCTGGGGTGCACACAAAACTTAACTCGCTTAATAGGAGAAAACTATGACAGACTTTAAAATCGGTAAAATCTCATTTGGTCCAGCATTCAAAGACTTTGATAAATATTTCGTAGGCTTTGAAGATCAACTGAACCACATGCAAAAGCTTCACGCTGATGTAACAAAACACATTCCCGGATATCCTCCATACAACATCAAGAAGACTGGTGATAATACATACAGTATTGAACTTGCGGTTGCTGGATTCGCACAAAGCGAAATTGATATCGAAATTGATGATGGTAAACTTATCGTCAAAGGCAATGTAGCTTCAAAAGAAAATGAAAAAGAAGAAGACTTCTTATTCAAAGGTATTGCTAATCGTGGGTTCACTCGCGCATTCGCTATCGCTGATCAATTTGAAGTTAAAGACGCAGAGCTATTCAATGGTATGCTAAAGATCGTTTTAGATCGTTTGGTGCCAGAAGAAAAGAAGCCAAAGAAAGTGCCAGTAAAGACTAAAGGCAGCAAGCAATATTTGACGGAAGAAGATTTATGATAACTACTATCTTAAATTCACTTTCAAATGTCGTATCATTTATTTTACGTGACAGAACTCAGACATTAGAGCAATACATCATTGCAAATAATCCTCAGGACGCCGCAGAAGTAGAATATTTAGAACGCCAATACAGTATGCGTAATTCACTAGGAAGACTTATCTAATAGTGAACAACACACAAGGGTGCCACTCGGCACCCATTTTTATTATAGGATTATAAAATGAGCGAACTTAGAATTTTAAAATTGATTTCTGGTGAAGAAATTGTCGGTGATATTTTATCAGACACCGCAGATGGTGTACTAATTCAAGACCCATGCAGTTTAGGACTTATGCAAAGTCCAACAGGCCCAAGATTAAACATGATGCCAATGTTGCTTTTCTCTGAGCAGAAAAAGGTACAACTTCAAAAATCACACATTCTCTACACAGTTACGGTTGCACAAGAGATTCAAAACAAGTATAATGAGATATACGGCTCAGGAATTGTCCTGCCAAAACCATCGGCAATTATTAGATAATGAAATTTTATACAAACTTTAGCAAGTACGGCAATACAATCCTCGTTCGTGGTTATGATAACGGACGTAGGTTTGCAGAAAGATTGAACTACGATCCTACGCTATACTTGCCATCGCGTGAAGCAACCAAATTCACTACACTTGATGGCTCATATGTTTCTCCTGTAGAAATGGGCACAATGAGTGATGCAATGGAGTTTGTTAAAAAATATGATAGTGTCGATAACTTCTCTATCTATGGATCAACCAACTTCCAATACGTATGCATTGATGAAGAATATCCAGGTAAGCTTGACTATGATCGGTCGTTGATCAGAGTTGCAAACATTGACATTGAGGTTGGCTCAGAGAATGGATTTCCTGAGCCTGCTAGTGCTAGTGAAGTGATCACTGCAATTACTTTCAAGATTGATAATCACTATCATGTATTCGGTTGTGACTTCTTTATGCATGAACGCAAAGATGTTACTTACTACGAATGCGACAATGAGAATGCATTGATCATGAAGTTTCTTGAGCTATGGGAAATCACTTCACCTGATATTGTGACTGGTTGGAATGTCCAGTTCTTTGATATTCCATATCTTATCAATCGGATCAATCGACTTCTTGGTGAAGAAACTGCAAAGCGCCTGTCTCCTTGGAAGCGTATCAGTACTCGCAACGCAATAATCATGAACCGTGAGGAGATTGAGTATGAACTTGTTGGAATTACGGTGCTTGACTACCTTAAGCTATACAAGAAGTTTACTTACTCTCAGCAAGAAAGCTTTAGACTTGATCACATTGCATTCATTGAACTCGGTGAACGAAAACTAGACTACTCTGAGGTAGAGAATCTGCACCAATTGTATAAGACAAACTTCCAAAAGTTTATTGAGTACAACATTCATGACGTTGAGCTTGTTGATAGAATTGACAATAAGATGCAATTGATTGACATGGCACTTGCACTTGCATATGACGCTAAGGTGAACTACGGTGACGTATTCACGCAGGTGCGCATGTGGGACACATTGATTCACAATGAACTGCTAGAGCGTGGCATTGTTGTGCCGCAGAACGTTAGCACTCCAAAGAATGCGCAGTATGCTGGCGGCTATGTGAAAGATCCAATTGTAGGCAAGCATGAATGGGTTGTGTCGTTTGACTTGAACAGTCTGTACCCACACTTGATCATGCAATACAATATTTCTCCTGAGACACTGGTGCAAGGCAAGCATGTTTCTATTACAGTTGATAATTTACTGAACAGCAAATATGACATTGAAGATGAATATTGCATGGCAGCAAACGGACACTTCTTTAAGCGTGACAAGCAAGGCTTCTTACCTGCAATGATGGAGCGCATGTACAATGACCGATCAATGTACAAAAAGAAAATGATTCAGTCTCAGAAAGACTATGAAGCAGCAACTACTCCTGAAGCAAAGCGCAAAGAGAGTTATCAGATTTCAAAGTACAAGAATCTCCAGTTAGCTAAGAAGGTTCAATTGAACTCAGCTTACGGTGCATTAGGCAATGAGTATTTTCGATTCTTTGACATTCGCCAAGCAGAAGCTATTACTCTATCTGGTCAGTTAGCTATTCGTTGGATTGAAAATGAAATGAATGGATATCTGAACAAACTCCTAAGTACCGAGAATGTCGATTATGTTATTGCATCCGATACTGATTCGATCTATGTACACCTTGGTCCTCTTGTACAAAAGATTTACGGTGTTGACGGTAAAGTTTCTATGCCAAAAGAAAAGATTGTAGAGTTTATCGACAAGGTGTGTGAGCAAAAGCTTCAACCGTTTATTGATAAGTCATACCAAAAGCTTGCTGATAACATGAATGCATTTGATCAAAAGATGCAAATGAAACGCGAATCGATTGCAGACACTGGAATCTGGACTGCAAAGAAGCGATACATCCTGAACGTATGGGATAATGAAGGTGTTCGCTATGCAAAGCCTAAGCTTAAGATGATGGGTATTGAAGCAGTGAAGTCTTCTACACCAGCATCATGCCGTGATAAGATTAAAGAAGCACTTGAGTTGATCATAACTGGTACCGAAAAAGAGTTTCAAGCATTCAATGCAAAATTCAAAGAAGAGTTTAAGACTTTGCCATTTGAATCGGTTGCGTTTCCTAGAGGCGTAAGTGAGTTGACTAAATATAGTGATAACGTATCGCTATACGGCAAAGGTACTCCTATTCATGTTCGCGGTTCTCTAGTGTATAACAACCTATTGAAGAAGCATAAGCTTGAGAAGAGATATCAGCCAATCAAAGACGGCGACAAAGTTAAATTTTGCTATATGAAAGTTCCAAACCCAACACAAGAAAATGTCCTGTCCGTAGTGAACATGTTGCCAAAAGAAATGCAGCTTGAGAAGTATATTGATTATGATCTGCAATTCGATAAAGCTTACATTGATCCTATGAAAAGCATTGTGACTACGTTCGGATGGAATACGGAGTATAAATCAAACTTACTAGGATTTTTCTAATGTCAAAAAACATACCACAAGAGTATCTAACAATTCGCCATGAAGAAGATTTTGGATTTAGCGCAGTAGATGAAATTGAACTCAAGCAGGTCACCGACACAAACACGCTAGAGACAAAAGTTATTCGTGAAACTGTATCGTCATCAAGCGAAGCAGTCACTCGCCTTGAAGAGAAGGTCGATTCTATTCTACAGCTATACAAAGATGGCAAGCTAGGGCTAGAAGCCGAACGCACAGAGTTATTAGCTACAACTTCAGGCAAGCTAAAAGAGCTAGAGCAAATTATTATGCCTTTGCTTATCAATCTAATGAAGACGCCAGACAAAGAATACATTTACTGGCCCAATCGTAAAGATAAAATTCAAGAGCAGATCGACAAGATTCTAGCTATCACTAGGGAGTAACATGGGATTCATTCTTCTATTATTTTTCAATGCATTGTTATTGTCTAGTATCGCAGCGTACTATTCAATCGCAGGCTTGATTGCAATATTCTCAGCAGCACCTCTGTCTATCGCAATGATGGGCGGTTCATTAGAGATTGCAAAGCTAGTCACAGTTAGTTGGCTCTATAAAAACTGGGATGAAGCGCCTAGAGCAATGAAATACTATTTCACAATGGCAGTAGTTATTTTGATGTTCATCACTTCATTAGGCATTTTTGGATTCTTATCTAAAGCACACACTGAACAAGGAAGTGCAAACTCAAATCTTACTGCACAGGTATTAATATATGATGATAAAATCAAAACCGAAAAAGAGAATATTGAAGCATACCGTAAGGCGCTTAAACAAATGGATGAGGGAGTGGACCAAGTATTGGGCCGCTCAACAACAGAAAAGGGTGCCGAAAAATCTGTGGCTATGCGTAAGTCCCAGCAGAAAGAACGTACTCGCATTCAAGCTGAAATACTACAGTCGCAGAAGTCTATATCGGAACTTAACGATGCCCGTGCGCCTATTGCCGCCGAACTCCGTAACTTTGAAGCCGAGGTTGGACCAATAAAATATATTGCAGCATTGGCATATAGTGCAGACAGTGATGAGGAAACTAAAGCTTCAAGCGAAAAGGCAGTTAGACTAATAATCTTGCTACTAGTTTCCGTTTTTGATCCGATGGCAGTCTTGCTAATCATTGCAGCTAACTACAATCTGAATCTTCTGGCACGTAAAGATGATTTTTTCTATG